ATCAACAATGCCAACTTGAGTATCTATTGATCCATCCCATGATTGAGTAACATTAACAAATAAATCTGTTGTAGAATATTGACCATTAAAATTAGGAGTAGCTCCTCCTGAACTTCCCGTAAATTGTTCTATTGGAAATGATTGTTCATCTGTTGATGAGATGTAAGTTTTTTGCCCGTATGATAAAGTAGGATAACTACCTATTGAACCTGTTATTGTAATATCTTTTAAAGCCATTAATACGGTATATTTAATGTTTTTGATGTTGGGCTACCTACAAATGCTATTTCACTATTTGTTGTAGCTTGAGGTAATGGATACCTATTTCTTTCTAACAATGTCTGTTTAATAATAATTCCGGTTGCTAAACCAGCACGAGCAGGTGTGAAATCTTGAATCATTTTGAACAACGAATTGTCATAGAACTTAATTAATCGTATGTAATCCCATATATCGTAATTGTGAATGTATTTAGAAAAATAACTATCTCTTAATACATTAAAATCAGGATAATATGTTAATGATGAAGATACTTGTCTCGGATCACCAATATAATTACCTATATTGAATGAGCCAAGTTGTTCTATAATATCATCGTTAATTTCATCTTGTGGGGAAAAACCTGCTTCAACATAATTAATATCTTTACTAAAATTTTCATCCATTAAAGAATCCTGTTGAATGGAAATATATTGAGATAACGTACTTCCTGTTGGAAGGGTTTGGTTTACTACCCTAATTTTTTCAGTTACTGCATTTTTAACACCTGAAGAGAATTGGTCTTGATATATAATTTCAGTTTGAGATGGAAATGAGTATATGCCATTTAATGTATATATACTACTTGTAGCAGCTATGGTTCTAAATGTTGGACGAGGAGGAATAGTAGATATTCCTGGGTGGATTGAAGTTCTTGTAGTATTAGATCCACTATCTAACATTGTTCCTAATGGAGCTCTAAATACTAATGCTCTTAAAGAACTTTGATTTCCAATTAATTGATTTCCTTCAATTGAATATGGGTTCATTACATAGTCATCAAACTTGCTTTCACTTAAATTAGTTTTATAAAAACGTAATTCTTGGAATGATCCTTGAAATGGATAGTAGGATTTACCTGCTAAGGTTAAATTAGTAGGATAAGAAAGGAAAAAACTTCCATTTCTTACCATAGCAAAAGCAGAAGAAGATACACTAGATGATGCCTGAAATCCTATTTGGTTTCCGTCATATCCTGTATAAATTTTGTTTTTAGCGTATAAACTCCCCATTTTTTTATTATAAATATTTTAAGTTAAGGAACATCATACCAAGTTTCAGTGTCATACCATACTCCATCGTCCTCCCAAATTCCTCTAGATGGAGATGGTTGGTAATCTAGTATCCAATCTGTTATAGGAGTTATTTCATCTCCTAAAGTATACATTACTGACCACCATTCACCATCAAAAAATGGTAAGTATAATATTTCTGCCAATCCTGTGGATAAGTCTATAAATTTTAGATTTCCATATTCATTGTAAGGATCAGGAATTGAACCATTATATGATCCACTAGTATATCCCGTTCCTATATATTCTAAAACTAATGCAAAATTATTTTCAGGGGAATAAGCTAATATTTGATCATAAGTATTTGGATCAGTAGGAATACCTGTTGTTTTAAATCTAAATTCTACAGTAAATGAAGATGAACCTTCATTAAATGAATCTCCATTATAATAATCTTGCCCATAATGAGCAGCACCATAAATACCATTTCCTGATCCGGTATCAATTAATAACGGAACTTCAACATACCCTGAGCTTGTAGTGAAAAATTCATAGTTAAATTGGTTTTGAAAATTATCCCAATTATTTGAAACAGATGTTGTTTTCCCACTAAATTCATTTATGCGAAATATAGTATCAGGAACACCATATATTGTAGAAAGTATTCTTAAACTTTCAGGTGTACCTTTTTTCTTTAATAAGTAAGGTAAGTTGTGATAAATGCGCTTATAAATTTCTTTATTAACGTCATCTAACGGCTCGAGAGCATTTGGATCAGACGCTGTTACAAATAGATTTATATATTCCCATCCTGTGGGTGTAGGTAAAGATCCAGTAATATATGGAATATTTAAATTACTTCCAGAAGGAGTTAAACCTAATAATGCTGAGTATAGATCTGTAGATGAAAAATTGTTTTGATAAATTTTTACACCTAAATCTCTAATGGCTTGTGCTACTATATCTTTTGAAATACCAAAATTTAATCTATTATCAGCATCAAATTTACTAGTAATATCTTTCAAATATATCCATACATTATCAAAATGTTGTCCTATCATTTGGATAAACAACATGTATTGATCATTTGTAGAATCTTCTCTTAAATATGTAGGTATAGCATTTACTAAAGCATCGTTATTTTCAGAATCAAAAAACGAAGCAGATGAAATTTGAGAACTAAGCCAATTAATTGATACTACATTACTAGTAGAATAGTTTATATATGGGGCAGTAGAGTTAGTTTTAGGCCAAGCATAACTACCTGATTCATAGTAAAGATAATATTCATAACCATCAAAATTGGTTATAATTTCATTTATCTTATTATTCCATATTTCTCCACTGGCAGAAGTATATGATTCAGAAGAACCAGATGAAAGACTACTATTAGCAGTATATTCTTCAATTAGGGCTAATTTATAATAAAAATTTTCTAATCGTGTTTGTGCTGATGAAAAATGTACAAATTGAGAATAGTCTGAGTAATCTATGTTAATTTCAATTCCCTTTTCAGCTAACATACTATTAATCTGATACATTAAACTTCCTGAACCCTGAATAGAGTTTGTTGATTTTAAAGTATTTTGATTTTGATATGTTGTAGTATTATTAATCTGGTCTTGAATATTCAGATTAAAATTTGGGCTACCAATATAGTTTAGTTGTTCAGTAACAGTAAATACTGTTGTTAATTCAATTTGATAAGCTTGAGATTCAGCGATTTGTTCAACTACCCAACACTGTGATTGAAGTGTAAATTCGTCAGGTAAAGGTTCGTATAGTTTGATTAATACCGTAGGATCGCTTGGGTTGGTACTATCTAAAGCTATATTATTTGCTATTACTAATTTATTATCTCCAAAATTTAAATAAAAATCAAGATACGAACCAGTAGCATTAGCAATTTGAGTTGCAAGTTGGATTGTTAAATCAGTTACATCTATATTAGATATAGTGGTAGTATTTAATCTTAATTCTGTTCTATCAGTACTTATATCTTGTATATAAAAAGTACTATTTGGAGAAGAAGATAACTTTCGTTTTAAGAAATTATATATTGTATAATATTGACCTTCTTCAAATCCTTGTGATTCTAAATCATTTTGAGGATCAATTACTATATTATTGTCTTGGATCTGATATCCAGGATATCCAGCAGTATTACCAAATAAAATATTTTGATTTAAATCTAAAATAAAATACTCTAAATAATCTTCTGAGGTATTAAAAGTAATATCTGTTGTAAAATTAGATATAAGAGATTCATCTGCTGGGGAATAATTTTGCAGTTGAAGTGTATTTGGATCTACATTTTGTATGTTAACTATTTTCTCCATCAGGCCTGTTGTGAACTTGAAATTGCTGAATTAACTAATTGTTGGTTAAGTTCTAAATTTTGTTGTTGAAGTGCATTAATTTCATCAATTAGAGCCTGAATATCATTGTTTACAATGTTAGCATCAATATATTCAGAACTTGTCTTTACAAGATATTCATGAGAGTTAGTAGCTCCAAGTTTAGGTATTTGAAAAAATATATCGGTATAATTTTGAAAAAATTCTTCAACAGAAATAGAAGGAGGAAGTGGGGCATTAGGAGAAACAGAAGTAGCTAATTGAGAAAATTTAGTGTCTATAACTTTCTCATATTGATTTTTAGCGTATACTTTTTTATTCAAATTTAGCTTCTCCATTATCCATTAATAATTTTAAAGTAGTAATTATTATCCAATACTACTGTACTTCCATCTACTGTAGTTTTAATCAATATTTTGTAATATCTTTCAGGTTGTAATCCTTTCATGTATAATGTAAAGAAACTACCTATTTCATCCTTACTTAATTGTGTATATGTTGTATCAAAATCTACTACATATTCATCCGTATCTAAATCCTTTATAGCATAATATGAATTATTAGGTAAATAGAAATTTTGAGTAAAATATGAAGCAGTTGAAAATACTCGAGCCGGATATTCAGGTCTTGAATATACTCTAAATTCATTAGTGCTATCTGGGTAAAAATATCCTGAGTTTTCACCAATTGTAACTACAAATGGTTGAACATTAATTGTAGATAAAGTTGAAGAGCCTGTATTAAAAGTAGCGTCAACCCATTTAAATTCTAAGCATGGAGGATAAATTGTATGAGTATCAATAGAGAAATATTTCATTTTAGGTTGAACATCTTCACTATCAATAAATTCAGTTTTTTGCTTAACTATAAAACCATTGTTTATAATAGAAGAGCTATTCCATGCTCTAATAATATTTGTAACATTTATGTTTATATCTTTGTCTGTGTAATATCCAAATGTTTGAGAACCACTTAAGGATTGAGTTACATACCATGTTGCCCCCCCTGGATCTACTGAGGATGAGTAAGATCCTGTTGATCCTGGAGCAAATGAACTAGTAGTCCATGCTGTCCCCCCTTGATAATCTCTCCAGATCCAACTTGCTCCATTTTGCACTTCAGGAGAATAAGCAAATCTTCCTGTACCCATATTCCAAGATTGGGAAATAGGATATGCTTCTATTGTAGTATCTGAGTTTAGGCTCGTAACATCAGCAACAAAACATCTTAAATTAGACTGCCATTGAGATCCTGAGATTCTATTGTTGATAATGTCTGTTATTTCATTTGAATCAAATTGGATTAAAAAGCGACTTGCTTGAGGAGAAGGAGTTCCATAGTTTCCTACTTCTAAAGAAGATTCTAGAATTTCATCTAATCCTGTATTCATTTCAGGATATAGAGAGTACAATGTTGTATCTTGAGTTGGGAATATTTTATATACTGCCATGATTTATTTTATAAGGATACTACTCTACCCTGAATGTCTGTTTGTGGATATTTGACTTCAAAAATCATAGGATCTAATGAAGGATAAACTACGTTATTTTTAGTTGCTCCTGATACATCATATGCGTATTCAGAGTATCCTAAATTTGTTCCTACTTTATTTGAAATATTAATTGTTTTAACGGTTTGAACACCTTCAATTTTGTCTAAAAGAATATAAATTTCTCTTAATATAATTGGTTGGTTAATTTGCCATTTTGAAGTATCAAAATATGATTGTAAAGCCGAAATACATGCTGTTAATACTTCATTACTGTTGTAATTAGGAAGTATAATAATATCAAAATCTACTCCAATATTAATAATGAACCCATCTTTAATGTTGATAGCATCATTAATCATTCGGTATTGAGAAAGGTATGTAATTAAATTTTGTTTTAAAGCAACCGAAGCAGTATTTAGTTTACCGTTCAAATCAGTTGTCAAAACATATAAATCTAAAATACCAGCAGATTCACCTGATGCCGCACTTTGAGCTTTAGTTGGTTCAATATATGCTTTTGAGATATTTCCATATTTAGCAGGCATACTCAATGCTCTTACTAAATAGTCATCTTGAGTTACATTTCGCAATTGAGTAGCAAAATTTGCAGATGCATTTTGTCTAATTTCTTCAATTGTATCTCCATCTCCCCCACCACTTGCTGCTTCTGGATTTGCAGTTGCTAATGAAGCAAAAATATCATTTGCTGTGGTTGCATTTAAATTGGAATTTAAAAACTTAACATTTCCATTTAACTTAGTTAAAGTATTTGAAGATACATTTGCTGTTACTCCTCCACCAGTCAAATATCTAACCGTTAATGTTGTATTTGAAGGTGCAATACCGTAAGTATCGGTAAATAAAAAGTTTGAAGGAGCATATGCTGTGGTAAGTTTAGATTGCTCAAATGGCAAACCAATACCTACATTATCAGGATTTGGAACTATGTTTTCATCAACATCTGAGGTTGTACCTGCTCCAAATTGGATTTGCAATGTTGTTGAATTTCTAAAACGAGTAGCAAATCTACGTTGTACTTTTTTTAATTTTAGAAGATATGGAGTATCTCCACTATATTGAGATAAATTAGGGTCATTAATATTTGTATTCTTAATAGAATCATAAACCATTTCTTGACCTAAATAATCTACTTCATACCAAACATTTCCTTCGCTATCAACAATATCTAAAATACCTACCATATTTGAAGCATTTATTTCAATTGTTGAAAATTTAACAGGTGAACCAAATGAAAAAGTAGTAGTATTAATAGTTGATGAAATTGATTTACGTGTTTTTTTCAATAAAAAATATACTGGATTTCCACTTGATACTTCATAAACAGTAACTTCGGTAGGATCTCCTGAACTTGATACTGAAAAATCTACAGGATCTGAAATTAAAAAAGATAAACCATTTGATGTAGTAGCGGTAGCATTTCCATTGACAAATAAAGCATAATCAAAGTCAGGAATATATACTGAGCTTGAAAGCTTAGAAGGTATCTTTTGATAAAAATCTATATTTGTAGTTGCTACTCCAGTTACATTTGGTTTATATCCAAACATATATGCTAGTTCAAATAAATTATTTGATTGACGAGCAAATTGTAAGTAGTTTTCTTGAACTTGGTTATCTAAATAAAAAGATAAAACATCACCTACATATGCTGCCATTTCCATGAACATCATCCCTGGGGATGAAGGACTAAAATCGTTATATGTAGTTGGGAAATAAGTTTTAGCATAGTCAATTAGACTTGCTCTATACTCATTAAAATCTTTATTTATGTATTTTATATTTTTATTAGCGGCCATTATGCAAACGTTATTTCTACTTGATCAGTTACTCCAGTATTAATAATACTGTATGTTAATTGTACATTAATTTCATTAGCATCAGGATATTCTAGAATATCTAACTTTTCTACTCTTATATTAGTAAAATATTGACTAATTAATTGCTGAATATCTTGTTTTAAAAAATCTAAATTACCAGAGGTGATTTGTTCAAAAATGAATGCTCTTAAATTAGCACCAAAATTATTATTTAAATATCTTTCTGTTTTATTTGTTAGAAAAAAATTCAATAAATTATTTCGAATAGCATCTTTAGTGGTGTAAGTCGAAAAAAATACCGCAGGTGCATTAAAAGGAATAGAAACTCCTACCGCTGTGCCTGGTTTTTGATCTATTGGAAATATTTTTTTCGCGCCAAATGCCATTATCTTTTAGTTAAATTCATTATTTGATCTAAACTTAGTTGTCCATCAGGTAAAGCTCCATTTACTGGGTCTATATTTCCTTGTAATTTAAATTCTCCTTCTAATCCACTTTTGGGACCTTGAGCCATTTCACCTAAAATATCCATATACGCTTTTTTAGTATCAATAGGAGATCTAGGTGGTAAAGAATTAGTATTAAAATTTAAAGTACGAGTTTCAGAATCAAAAGATTCTCTTATAGGCTGCTTATTTGATCTAACCGCCTCTAAAAGAAGATCCTTCATTTCCTCTTGGATTGCCTCACGGACTGCTTCTTTAATAAGTTTTTTAAAAATATCTGCTTTCATTTGTTATAAATATTTAATCAATATGCTTTTAAATTGCTTTTATCAATAATTAGTTTAAGTTCTGTAATTAATACTTGAGATAATGTTGTAAATGAGAGTGGTGTTTGTAGCAATATAATACCTTGAGGATTCCTAGCCACGGCTTTTATTCTCTTTACAGTAGGAGAAAATGGTTCTTCAACAATATCCAAAGTAAATCCATTATATACTTGTGAGGTTGTTGGAGCGATTGCAGCTTGAGTATATTGTTGTTCTACTGCATTAAGATAATCACTAGTAGAGGACAAATCTAATGATGTTACTCCACATCCTATTAAATAATTATCTATGATTTTTAATAAATTTAGTAATTTAAATAAAATCTCATTAGTATAATCTAAAGCACCAGATATAGAAGATACAGCGTTTTTGGCTGTTTGAACTTGTGGATCTAATAAATTTAGTAAATCTCCTAAAACATTAATAGCTGCAGGAGCTGCTCCTGGAGTAATAGGAATAAAACCTAAAGCTACATTAGCAGCGGTACGTGCTATTTTAGTAGCATCTAATATTGTAGAAGTTGTTGTAACAACTGTATTTAATATATCTATTGGTTTACTTAATAATTCAATTGTTTTAACTGTAGAGTTTATCTTATCAACCATATTATTTCTTAGTTGTAAGATTTTTTGTAACTCATCTGTTGTTGAGCAAGTACCAGGCATTTTCATATCAGGTTGGCCTATATTTTGAATACCTGCTTTATCTGCTATTTGAATAACAGTAGGAACGAGTTGTTGAATTAATCCTTGACCCTTTTCAGCAATTAATACTGGTAGTTTATCTGCTCCTAACATTGTTTTAAAGGGATTTTGTTAAGTTAGTTTGATTTTGTAATGATGTTTTCTGTTGGGCTACTAATTTTGTTTTAGCATTAATAAAAGTAGCTGGTTGGTTTATAGATACATCTGAACCTATTATATCCCAATTTTTTGGAAGATTTTGTGTTTGTAGTTTTTCTTTATGAATTACGGGATCATATAAAACTAAATAATTAGCTACTGGACCTTTAGTTTGGGGGGAAGCACTTACTTCTTGATTAACTTTTTCACTTATAACATATCTTTTATTACCCCAAATTACCGGGATAAAACTTTGTGGATCTTTAGGAATTACTTCCTTATTTGCTCCTTTAGCAATATTTACTGAGAATAGGATACGGGGATATTGCATTTGGGCGGTTTGAGTACCCAACCAACCATCTACTTGAACATTAGGATCTGTAATTTTAGTAAATGTTTGAATAGCATATATATCATCCCGTGTAAGAGGATTATTTGCTCCTCGAAATGGATTAACATTACCAAATGCTGCCCATGGAGATGTTTCTTTATTAGTATTAAATTCTTCAATAAGTTTAACACTTATATCTTTTCTCCCTTGTTCAGAATTTAATGAAGTATCAATTTTTTTGTTTTGGAGGAATAGATAAAAATATATCCACTTTTCATTTACACTTCCTATTGGTTTTCCCCCAACTTGTTGAATATCAAGTGGATTTGGATTGAGTACAACAGGAGCAGTAAGATCTACACCCGTAATATTACCATATTGATAATTTTTTATATCTGAGGATGAACCGGTAGGAGGAGTTGTAGCCATTATACTGTAAAATTACGTTTGGAAGTTATAGTACAAGTTTCAGGAGAGGAACCTAACTGTTTTTCTAATGCTACTAGTTGAGTAGATAATGTTACTGCTGCTAAATTTAATGCGGGTATAGGCAATGGACTTCCAGGTACTGCGGGTGCAGTTTGAGCTGTTTTTAAAGTATTTGATAGGCTTTTTAGAGCACTAATCAAATCTTTCAATAAGTTAACAGTTGTATCACCTAATAATAGTGGTTCTGTTGCTAAATCTTCTTTACCTAAAAATATTTGATCGGCTTGAGTAATAAATTTCTTAGTATCTATATTAATAGATTCTTGAGAATTTAAATTAATAGATTTAGCTGAACTTAGTAATAAATGATCTTCATAAGCATTAAATACTAATCTACCTGAATCTAAAATTATTTGTTTGCCTGCGTACTTATCTGGAGAAATAGGTTGTTGCCCATCAGGATAACTTACATAACTAACACTTGAAGCAAGTATGGGGACATTTTGTGTGCTAGTTAAATAAATAGAAGAATTATCAACAAATGTATCTTCAGTAATAGGAATCCATCCTTCTGGGGTTTGTGCTCCTTGTCCGTTTCTAATTATAGTGATTGGATCTCCGTTTTCTCCTGTACTTGACCAAGTATTTGGAGTTCCTTTAACTGTACTTCCTAAACGAATTGAATTACCCCATCTACCTTCATGAATAACATCTCCTTCAAATGGTAAAAGTGGATGAATATCTGAGCGTTCTTTAAATGTTTTACCTAAAAATATTTCTGTGGATTGATCAGTTACTCGTCTAACACTTCCTGCTTGGGTTTGGATATAATCTTTTTGTTGGGAAGAGGGTAAATTATTAGGAGTTGAGGGATACGCATTATGATGTGGATGATTCCACAAACTAGTAATGTTTATATAGTATGAATTTGTAGATACCGTTGTTTCACCAATTTCGGTATTTGGAAGAGATATTAAATATACTATTTCGTTAATTAATGGATAGTTTTTAACATTTGGATTAAGAGTGGTAGCTGTTGGAAAAAGAAAATTTTCAACAAGAGGTCTTGGAAAAGGAGCATTAACGGGTTCATATTCAATAGTACCTAATCCATTCCATCCTCCTAATTCACTAAATCGAGGATGAGATTCATCTAGTACAATACTAAGTACTCTAGCCGAAATGATTAAATTTGATAGGCCTAAAGCTGTATTTGTAGTAAAATTATTGTTTTTATTTGAGTTTAAATTTTGATTTAAACCACTAAACCCGTAATTCATTATTCCTTAGAATTATCATTCAATTTATTAATGTCATTTAGAAGTTGTATTTTTTCAGCTTCAGATATACCAAATCCTTCACCACCTCCTGTACTACCTGCATTCAAACAACGCTGAATAACTGTAGCCATTTTGATTAATTGCTCATCATTTTTAACACCTATTTCAAGATATTCTTTAAGTAATGGGACAATTAACGTAGCATCTCCAATACTTTCAACCATTGGCTTTAATTCTTCAATCAAAGCAGAAATTTGTCTTTCTTTTTTCTTTTGGTTGGTATATATTTCTTGGAATAAATCTTTAAGTTTTTTATCACCAAAGATATTGGAATCTAAATTATCCATATTTTTATCAATATTTATTTATTATAAATACGGGATTTGTTAAAATTTTATATATCCGTTTTCTAAATAAAAGATATAGCCGTTTTTGAATATAATATGTAATCGATCGGCTATTTTAGTAATTTTAGGTGTTTTAGCATCTATCATCTCCCGTATATAAATGTATAATGCCTTTTTATTAAAAATTAGTAAACTATCTCTTTTTCTAAATAGTTCTAATATAGCATCCGCTATTTTAGCATCCGCTTCCTTAGGAAACAGAGTATAAATATTATTGGTACAATGCTCAACATATAAATCTGTAAATAAAGATATTTTGTCATTATGAGACAATTTATCACTTGGTGAATTATTTTCTTCTATCACATATGAATGTCCATTATCTTCTTCTATTGTAGATACTGGAACTGAATTTACACGTTTTTTATAATTAGTTTCATTATATAAAATTAACCAACGTTTAACAATAGTTCCAAAGTATGAATATGCTTTAGCTCCATTAGAAGGATCAAATCTATGGATTTTAGATAAAAGAAATGTAATAACCTCATGTTGTAAATCCTCAATGTTTTCTACTTCGGTATAGTAGAATTTGAATGTATGGATTATATTTTGGGTAAGTTTAAAGAATGCATAATGTATTTTATCATTATATATGCGACTTTTTTCATTAAAATCTTCACTTAAATTATAAGCTACGATTGCGTCTTCAGTTTCCTGAGTGAAGTAATTTTTAGACATATGTTATTTTACTTTAAAAGCATTTAATTGTTCTTGAATAAATTGTAATGTTTTAAAGAAAAAACCTACTTCATCATCACCCTCAAACGTACCTTTAGAATCAATTTCTTTAAGTTTTGAGTCTGCAAATTCAATTGTGGTAGATAGATTAATCATATAACTCTCATATGACTTAATTACATCTTCACATTTTTCGTTTTTCTTAAGCAAATTATAAGTAGTAAAGCTTAATGCTACTATAATAAGAGAAAGAATAATAATTGTTGTTATCATGTTGTTAAATTAAAAAAGGTTGTGAACTTAATCACAACCTCTAATGTTAAAAAATTAAAAATTAACTTAAGCTTTAAAAAAATCATCCATTACATTTTTCAAACCTTCACTTTGGATATTACTTAGGGCTTTAGTTTTAATAGAAGCTTTGTTAACTGGCTGCTTGTCAGTCAATGTATAATTATTTTTTGCCGGAGCCAAGTTGCCTTTAAATTTTGGTAACCATTCTTTCTCAAATTCAATTCTAGCAGCCATTAAATCAGCTTGATGAACAATATATGGTAATGAGGTACGTGGTCTTTGTTCAGGCATAAATGTCATTAAATACTTTTTATTACCTTCATCATATAAACCATCATGGGTTTGGATTGCAACCATTTCATTAAATGTATACTGAATACCATGGGATTGAAGTAAAAACAAACCACGATCTGGTACTGAAGCAAATTGTACTTTAGTATTAAACATGTAATCTTCACCTAATTTATCCTTACGCCATTGATCAGTTTGTGGGATATAGGATTCATTTTCTTCATCACCCATTTTACCTAAATCATGATTTAATGCTGAAAATACTAATTCCTCTTTAGTATAGGTAGTATCATCAACTCCCATTTCAATCCAAATATCATTTAATTTAAGAGCACAGTCAACCACACGAAGAACATGATCTACATATCCTCCTGGGAATGCATTATGATATTCTTTCTTATGAGCAGCTGGCATCAACATAATGCGTTCTTGAAATTTTTGGTAAAAATCAAGTAATGCTGACTTACGTGGTTCTGAAATGTAATTATTGATTGTTTCTTCTAAATCAATCCAATTATATTGGATTTGTTCGGCTGTTAGTTTCATAACTTTTATTTTTAAATTAGATTCGATTCAATTCACTACCTGCAATAGGTTCAGACTCAACATACATTTTAAGTTGTTCAATTTGAGATCTAAAATCTTCAATGACTTCATAACATAGTTCACGGTTACCTTGATTTAGGGCCATAACTAATTTGTTGGTATTAGATTCCAAACTATCTAGTTTGCGTAATACTGGTTCTCTATTTCTCATAATATATTTTATAAAATTTTTATTTAAAGGAATATACAAAATATTTTTTTGAATTCCAAGTTAAGATTAAAAGATCTTATATTTATAATTAAACACAACGACACATGAAATTCTCTATCTCTGCTTTTCTGGTAGTATTATGTTTAGGATTCTTTATGAGTCTAACAACTATAGACAATAGTCTAGAGAGGATTAAGATTGATCTTCCCCAACCTTCCCCATTAGTACTGGATAATGATTCTAATTTTATACTTCAACCGATAGTTGAAAATATAGATATACCTAAATATGAATTTATAATGGCTTTTAAACTTTATTATAAAGATAAAATGCCTAAAGCTATCACATTTAAAAAAGGAGAACCACTAGAAACATACTGTTCAGATTCTACTATAATAACTTTTTATCCTAAAGCACAACAACCCGTTGTAGTAGGAAGTGTAAAAAGAATGAGTTGTAAAATATTAGCTATATTTAATATATCTGAACAACAAAATAATACTCTTAGAGACTATCCTTTAGATTCTATTCAGATACGTAATTATGTAACAGATAATAAATATACATTCCCTGTTAGGGATAAAGCATATTTCAACCGTTTAATCTCTAAATATAACCATTGGAGATAACCTTCCCCTCATTCATTCCCTTTAATTCCTAAATCTTTTTTTAAAACCCGTAATTTTAATATACGGGTGAAAAGAAAAACAATCAAGTTTACCTTAAAAACTCTTTAACTTTTATTTCAATACCCTTGAGTAAGGCACACTTCTCATATTCTTCAAATTGTTCAAAATGTTGTACTGCATATTCTAGGTTTTTACAAAATCCTAAAGATGCCTTTTTTCCTAAACATTCAACATGAAACTGATTATTTAATTTTATATCTTTTATATACTCCCAGGCTTTCTCAAACATTAGATGATTACCTGCTCGTTCAACTTCATCCTCATCTAAACTTGGAGAAGCATCCTTAAACATTTTAACAGTGTATTGTTGAAAATAAGAATGATTAGCAATAACCTTATTAAACCCCCCAATCCAATAAAAAGGATGTTCTGAAAAATCTACCAACAATGACGTTTCGTCATCCTGTAGTTGATCAGATTGATCACTAAATAAGTTAAATATATTATTTATATTCATTTTAAAAATATCAAAAGGTGTTTTAAATAAATAACCTACTAAATCTATAGATCTATCAATTAAAGTTAATTTATTTTTAAAAAACATTTTCCTTAATTATTTTAAAACAAAAATTGCCTCATATGTGGTTTCCCATAAATATGAAGCAATTCAAAATCAAATGCAATGTACTAATTACTTTGCAGTATCAGTTTTAGTTTTAACTGAGTCTTTACAGCAAGCGGTAGTATCAACTTTAATAGTGTCAACAGCAACAGAGTCAGTTGCAGGAGCAGTTTCAGTTAAAGTTCCACCACATGAAGTTAAAAATGTAACTATTGCAGCTAAGATAATAAATTGTTTCATAATAAATTTTAATTTGTTTTTAATTTTTGTTGTTAATATAGTAATAAATATTTTGTAATCCAAGTTAAATGTAACTTTCTCCTAAATATTTAATGGCTTCTATAGCTTGATTTAATGTCACATCAAAAAATTCGCGATAATTGTTCGGTCTAAAATCTTTTAAATGCTTATGTATGTCACTCTCAAGCTGTAGTCCATTATAGCATTTGAACACGTATTCCAACTTAAACGGTGTTGGAACTCCTGTTGCTTTAGAAAGATCCTTAATTCGAATACCAATTTCTTTACGTGTATATCCAATTTTTAACAAACCAGGAATTGATGGATTTGATAAAACATATATAATGTCATCCCCCATCCCATCAGTTGGAACAGTCTTTTTTGGTCTTCGAGTATAATAAGTTACATCCCAACTTCCATCAACACCAGGAGGTAAATCCAATGGAGTCATAGTAAAATAATGAATAGTAGAATTTTGCACATCTTCATCTTGAGAAATATAATTTTTAGCTTCCTCAAGAGAAATAGGTTTAATTGAAGGTGTTTTTTTCATAACTTACAATGTATATCTTTTAACGAACGTCCTCTTCCATCGGGTGAATCCATACCATATCCCCACAACCAACCATCACCCATTTCAAATCCAAATTGATCAATTGGATATTTACAATGATATTTTTTAATTAACACACACGTCTTTACATCTTGCGCTCCTCGTTGATATAACAGTTGAGATAGATAACTTAACGTATTTCCTGAATCAGCAATATCATCAAATAACCATACAATTTTACCTGAAATATATTTGGTATCAATCATACGATATAAGTTGAATTCTTTCTGTTGTTCACCTTTATATGAACTAATACCAATACATTCAACAAAAGGATCAAATGTAACTCCTTTGACAATATCCGAAAAAAATGGGATAGCCCCTTGTAAAACAGGAGCAAACAAAACTTGATCATTTGGGGAGTAAGTACTATTAAAGTACTCAACAATGGAAGAAACTCTCTCAAGAATTTCCTCTTTAGCCCACAATGTCCTACTATCCATAACCTTCCTACGTATATATGTATATACTAATCTTCGAGCGCTCTTGTAGCACCCCAAACAGCAAATGTTAAACAAGCTAATCTACCCCACCAACTCCAATTGGCTACATTAAAGTCCCAAGCAATGAAACTACCAATGAGGTAATACAATATAAATACAAGGATTATTTTTAATAAATTTTTCATATATTTACAATTTTTACTGAAATATATAAAATAAAATTTGGAAATCCTAACTTGTTGCTTTTATATCTTCTTTCTTGTAATACGAAAGTAGTTGTCTTAACAAACCAATTTTATCGGCAATGGTTCCTTCTTGGTATGCTTTGATTTTATCAAGGATATCCTTTTCTTTAGGACGACCTAACTTCATTTTGTAGTCAAAAATGTCTATCAAACTCATAAACCAATAGCCTTGAGATTGAAATGAGTCTTTTAAAATATCTGAGGTACTTCTTACGGATACATTTTTATAGTCACCTCCTGCTTTAGCTGGATCCCAATCAGTAAACGCTTCAATACGCTTGTCTTCCTTGGGACGATAGACAGTTTGTCCTTCAAGACCTGCCTGTTTCCAATATTTAGCTTCTGGAATAACAATATCTAAATCACCTACTGTGCTACGTAAATCTAATTTATCTCTTAAAACTGGGAATAGATATAAGGCTGCTGAACCTGCTATAAAGTAAACTTTGTCACTT